GTAGAAATTGACACAAGCGTATTCAATCCGGCGCGAATCACAAAGGTTTATGGCACGATTGCCACAAAGGGCGCAAGCACAAAAGAGCGTCCGCACAGGCACAGCGGCATTATATCTGTTCCAGCCGAGATCACGCCGACAGCGTTTGATTGTGTCAGAGCAGTTGCCGCCATGATGCCAGAGCCGGAGAAACCGACTTATCGCAACAACTACGCTGCGCCAGATGCCTTTGACATTGACGGTTTCATTCGCTTGCACAATATCGAAATCCAAAACGAAGTCAAAGAAAACGGAACGCGCAAGCTGATTTTGAAACATTGCCCGTTCGATGAAAACCACAAAGCACCAGATGCCGCAATATTTGTGTTGGCAAACGGTGCTATAGGCTTTCGGTGCTTGCACAACAGTTGCCGAGACAGGCGGTGGCAAGATGTTCGGAAGATGTTTGAACCGTCCTACGGCGAGTTCAAGAGCCAACAGAACAGAACAATCATGCCGCGCCCGAAGAAAGACGGCAAGCCGACATTCCCGCCGCCGAAGAAAGAGCATGATAAAGCACCGTTCTTGCGGCTGTCAGATATTGAGGTTGTTGACCGTTCGCAGATCGTTAGCATACCGACAGGCATTGACGAGTTGGATAAAAAACTAATCGGTATGAACAAGGGCGAGTTGAGTATTTGGAGCGGCGGCAACGGTAGCGGCAAGTCTACGTTCCTTTCGCAGTTGGCACTTGAAACTGTTGAACGTGGTTTTAAGTGCGCTATGTTCAGCGGAGAGTTGACGGGCAACAGGGCTAAGTCGTGGTTGCATCTGCAAGCTGCGGGGCGAGATTACACGAAGTTGGCAGACAACGGCGTGTCGTACTACGTTCCGCGAAAAGAAGCACAGATGATTGACGAGTGGACGGCTGACAAACTCTGGATTTACAACAACGATTACGGCATGAAGATTGATGATGTACTGAATGAGTTTCAGTTACACATGGAACAGCACGATACCGATGTGATTATCATTGACAACCTCATGTCGTTGGACTTTTCCGAATATCGCTCCGACAAGTACGACAATCAGACGATGTTGGTGTTGCGTTTGAGTGCGCTTGCCAAAGAGTGCAATGTACACATTCATTTCGTCTGTCACCCCAGAAAGCCGAACGGGTTCTTGCGGAAAGCAGACATAAGCGGAACGGCAGATTTAACCAATGCCGCTGACAACGTGTTTATGATGCACCGTGTCAACAATGATTTCATGCGGACGGCAAGCGAATACTTTGACAAGGGAACGGCTGAACGCTACAAGGCATACACCAATGTCATTGAGATTATGAAAAACAGAGACTTGGGCGTGTCTGACGAGATCGTAGGGCTGTTCTTTGAGCCGGAGAGTAAGCGGTTGAAGAATACGCCACAAGAAAACAAGTTGTACGGTTGGGGCGAAGATTTGATACCGCAGTTCTTCGAGATTACGGAGCAAGAAGCGGCTGATATGCCTTTCTGACGGGGGTGGAGAATGAAATATATATGGGAGCAACAGGCAAAGCGAAACGAGCCTATGCCGGGGGGTTTGAGCCTGACCGACCAAATGGCATATCAGACGCTTGCAGAGTTGGCGGCACGGTACAAGATGAAAGCTGTGTCTGCTGAACAAGCCAAGCGTGAACGCGCAGCACTTGACCGAGCCTATGCGACACGGCTGGCGTGTGATGAAGCGTCAAGGTGGAGCGTGGAGTTGAGAAAGAGGATTGAAATAGCCCACGCGAAGTATCGCAAAGACCCTACGCTTGAAAATGCAAAGCTGCTGTCAGATGTGATTGACGGTTTTGTAAAAATCTAAGGAGGTGCAACCAATGAGCGACTTTATGCAAGGGCTTGGTGCTGGTTTTCTTGTCTGCCTCGCTCATAGTATTATGTGGGGCTATTGGTATTACAAAGACCGTGGCGAGTGGGAGCGAGAGCAGAAGCGCAGAGATCAGATGTGGCAAGCAAAGTGCGCCGACATTGTTATGAGCAACTATGTGCGGCGGTTCAAGCGCGGAGAATAACGGAGGTACAACATGGAATGTGCAATCTGCAAAAAGGTATTGAGCCGCTATTATGCGGTGCGTATCGGCGGCGTGATTGAGCAGATCACGGGCAAGCAGTTCATGTGCCGTGAATGTGTGCGCCGAGTACACAGCGGCGAAGTAAAGGTTGTGGTGTGGGAGGAGGGCTGACACATGGAACGACTGACAATAAGAGACATGGGAGGCACATATTTTATCTCGCCAATAGGGCGTGCATTTCCTGCTTCAGAATTAAGAGTAGCAACTGTTCAAGTTTTACTTGACCGCCTTGCCGCCTACGAGGACGAAGAGGAACGGGGCTTGCTTGTGCGGCTCATTAAACCTAATGGGTGTGGTTTTTGCCGTGGCGTTCGGATAATGAGCGGAAACTTTGAGGGGGTATCTCCGCTTGATGAAAGCCATAATGTCGTGACGCAGACCGATGATACAACAGACTTCTGTTTTTGCCCGATGTGCGGCAGACCGCTTGTGACACTCGAAGAAGCCGAAGCCGCGCTTGCAAAGGAGGGGTGAGTATGGACGAGAGTGGTCAGAATCCGTGCAACATTTGCAACCACAAGAATTGCGACGAGTGCGTTTTGGATAGGAGCATTTACAACGACAGATATTGCGCCGCGCATGACTGCTTCCTCAATTATGAGGGAAGCTGCTTGATTTCGGTCAGCGAAGATTGCGGGTGCAGGAAAGAATACGATTGCAAGGAGGGCTGACACATGGGCGTTTATATCAAGGGCATGGATATGCCTAAATCATGCTGCGATTGTGACATAGGGGTTTGCATTTGCAACAGGTATTACGATCCAAATTTTGATATTAATGACACGAAAATAAAACGACACCCGGATTGCCCGCTGGTTGAGGTCAAAGAACCGCACGGAGATTTGGTTGACCGCGCTAAACTTGCACACGACATGGAATTCGTGATGAACGACGAAAATTGCCCGTTGTATATCGCAGCAGAGATAGACCAATACATCGAGCAAGCGCCGATGGTGATTGAAGCGGAGGGGTGACGATGGAACAGCACATAAGGCGAATTGACGATTTGCACCGCGTTGTGATTCCAAAAGAGATATGCGAACAACTTGATATAAAGATTGGTGACGCGCTGGTTATCTGGAAGAACATGGAAACCATACTCATTCAGAAGAACGAACCACGGAGGGTTAACGATGGCTGACGAATATGTTTTGAAGAAAAATGTTATAGACGCTCTTATCAGCGACAAGGTAGAGATAACCGATGTTCATAGAGATATTGGCGGGGAAAGAGATTTTGAAGTCCTTAACGTTACTTGTGACCGCCACGCTGATATGGTCATGGCAATTCCCGCCGCCGATGTGCGTCCTGTGGTGCGGGGACGGTGGGTGAACGGCAAGTGCAACAACTGCGGCGAACACGCGCCGTATTGGTGCTTGGCAACCACATACCACGAAAGCGACTACTGCCCCAACTGCGGCGCTCAAATGGATGAGGATATGCGGGAGGATGGATAGTATGACAGATTGGGTAACGATAAGTGCAGAGGATTATCGGAAATTGATTGCCTATGTTAATTTGGATGAGCGCGGTGAGCTGGTGAGGATTGTGCGTTGCAAGGATTGCGTACACTATGACAAGGGAGAAAACGATAGCGAAGCATGGGAGTATTGCAAAGTGCTTGCAAAAGATGTGTTTGACGATTTCTTTTGCAAACTTGGAAAACGGAGGGGCAACTATGGAGATTGAAAAGCTGATTGCACGGCTTGGCTTGGTTGCGGATTACCTCGACCAACATAAAATGCACGGGAAAGCTGATGTTTGCCTCAAAGCCGCTGAAACAATCAAACTGCTGTGGGAGATTGCACGGGAAAACAGCTTGGAGAAGTGGCGTCGGCAGATTGACGAGGTGGAGGGCAAGCAGAATGATTGATGGAATGACCGACCACGAAGCGATCAGCACGAACGCGAACGGTGGCAAGCAACACGAACGGCATTATCGAAGCGAATGGTTGCCGCCTAAAGCAATCCTTGAACTATCAAGGGTGCGTTGGGAAAGCGAACATCTACACGGCTATTCAGAAAACAACTACAAGTTGATTCCTGCGCGTGAACACGTTGGGAGAGCAATCACGCATTTGCTTTGCTGGCTTGTTGGTGACGATAGCAACGATCATTTGGCACACGCGCTTTGCCGGGTGGCGTTTGCGCTGGAAATGGAGTTGGAGGCGAAACACGATGATTGAGTGGTTGGATTGCAAGAGGATTGCCGAGCGTATCAACAACAGCAGTTACAATGCGCTTTGCGGAAAGACCGCTACGCTGGCTGTTATTGGCTATGACGGTGACTTGGACGATAAGAGATACATCAAGGGGCTTGAACGTGACGGAGAAGCATTAGGTGTGCGCGTAACGATTGCCCCAGTTATTAATCCAGATAGTGTACTGCTGATTGGCGATTATCGTCTTGCGAGAGATAAGACCTACTTGGATGTTGACGGTGTTTCAGAGTATACGCCGTGGGGCAGAGCGGTAACAAGGGCTGTTGAGATTGCTCTTGACGAGTTCTGCGGCAACAGGCGTTATAACATCGTTGTGATTGGGCGCGGTGCTGTTGGAACGCAGATTGCACAGGCAATGTTGCGGCTAGATCATACCGTGACAATCTGCCATAGCTACACAGACAAGTCGCAACTGAAAAGAGCCATTGCGAGCGCAGATGTGTGTATCACGGCAGCGCGGGGTACATTCTCAATCGACTTGATAGATCATAGCATGACCGTGATTGACGCGTCATACAGTTTCAAGCCGAAAGCTGGTGAAGAAAATAGCGCAGAACCGTACATCCGCATGACTCCGGCAAAAGACGGCGTTGGTGCTATCACAAGGGCTGTGCTGTTGTCAAGGGTTGCTGATAACGTGAGTAGGAGAAAAAGATGACTTATAGAATTAGTGAGGTTATCGCGCTGATGTTTGGCGCAATATCCGTGTTTTTCAACTCACGGAGTGGTAAATGGGCTGACCGATGCCTTTACATTGCCTATGCCGCTATGTTTTTCGCTCTTGTGACATTGCGGAGGTAAGGATGGGCATAACAGCCAACACGAAGAACGGTGATACCGTCTATGTCTACACGATGAAGTCAACAGGCGAAGTCATGGAGCGTGTCGGTATCGTAAGCCGCAAACGAAAAGGCGCGGCGTTGATGCTGGTTACGTTCAATGGCGGTCAACGGATGTGCCTGTCAGCCAAAGCCGGAGAAATCCACAACAATACGATGTGGAGCAGAGAACCGATGCGGAATGTGTATGTGATGAAGATGATTGACATACTGCTTGACCGCAAAGCGAAGTACGAAGAACGGATTGCATCGACCAACAGGAGGTTGCAAGTGCTAAAGGAGTGTGGACGGCGTGGAATATGAGTTTGATATGCGGCACGGTGCTACGCCCTATGAGCGTTTGGCAGCGGCTATCGTCCGACAAGCCGCTCTTGACTACATTGACGCTTGGCAACGCTGGCATGAGTACAGAGTGGGGTCTATCGGTTGGGAGCGCGGCAGATCAGAGTGCTATGTAATGGAGCGATGGTTTTACTCCGATTGGTGCGATGCGCTGACAATGGGTCATGGTGAAGCCGTGCTTGATATGGTTAAAAGGGGGTATTTTGATTGAGCGGTAACACAATCCGAAAATGGGGCGAAACAAACGCGCCGTGCCGTGGGTGCGAGGATAGAGTGGTTGGCTGTCATTCGACTTGTCCGCGCTACAAAGAGTTCAAAGACGGCGTTGAGCAGTTGCGGCAACAGCGTTGCGAGTTCTTGAAGTGGAACGATGTGCTGACAGACATTCACAGAAAGCGGGTGGGTCGTTATGGCTGACAAGTTGACGCTGACAGAGAACGAAGCCTACGCAGTAGCGGAATTTATTGATATGGATTTAATCAGCTATATCCGAGCAGACACGGAACTTGATAGCATGAAGTGGTTGCGGAACATCGTCCATGCCTACGAAAAGCTGTGCGCTATCGGCGGGTATGAGGGCGTAACGGAGGATAGAGCAGATGGCTAACAAGAACGCCTTTATCGCACAGCAGAACGCCAAGCTGCTTGAAGCCGCCAACAACGGTATGCGCCACGGTGAACAGTATTGCATTGACTGTGTGGAGATAGCCTTACATGAGCGTTTTGGTTGGGGCTATGACCGCATTAAGAAGCTGATTGACGCTGTTACCGAGGTTGCAGACTACTACGCGCCGAGTATGCAGAGGTCGAACATCGAGCAACCTATCTATCAAGAGCGGTTCGATAACGCGCTGTTGGCGTTCATTGGTGAGCGTCAAGAGTTTGCACCGTTCGCTATGCGTTACCCGCTCATTACGGAACAGAGATATGATAAACCGTTTAAGGGGTGAGAGCAGATGAATGTACTTGTTGCTTGCGAGGAAAGTCAAGCGGTCACAATCGAACTACGCAAGCGTGGACACAGGGCGTTTAGCTGCGACTTGTTGGAGTGTAGCGGAGGACACCCAGAATGGCACATACAAGCCGATGTTATCCCTCTGCTGAATGGCAACTGCACATTCCAAACCGCTGACACACACACACACACACAAGCGGGGCGTTGGGATATGATAATTGCTTTCCCGCCGTGTACCTACTTGACGCTGACAGGCAACAAGTGGTTCAAGCCGGAGTACAAAGACCGTTTCCCCGACAGACAGAAGCAGCGAGAAGATGCTGTAGCGTTCTTCCTCTGCTTTGCGAACGCAGATTGCGATAGGGTAGCAATTGAAAATCCTGTTGGCGTAATGTCGAGCAGATGGAGAAAACCAAACCAATATATTGAGCCATACTATTTCGGTGATGCCGAGAAAAAGAAAACAGGCTTGTGGTTAAAGGGTTTGCCTAAACTTGTTCCTACAAACATTGTCGAGCCTAACATCGTGCATTGTGCGTCCGGCGCAAACGAACCACGGTGGCACATGGAAACAATGAAGTTGCCGAAAGAAGAACGGAGCAGAGCGCGAAGCAAGACATTTCATGGATTGGCGGTTGCCATGAGCGAACAATGGGGAGCAGAAAACATCGAACTGCAAGAGCAACAAAGTTTATTCTAACAAGGGGTGATTAAATGCCTTTACCCGATTTTGAAACAGCAAAGCGTTGGTACGTTGATGAGCAGAAGTCCTTGGGCGAAATCTGCGATATGAGTGGGTTAGCCCGTTCCAGCCAAACGCGCATATCGAATATGCTAAAAGCTGGCGGTGTCGAGATCAGACCGTCCAGAGCGCAGTTAGCAAAGCAAGCGCGGTTGGAGAAGTACAAGGAACTTGGCTATGACTATCCGTTTGAGGATAAGCAGAAGCCGCAGAACGAGCCGCAGAAGAACCAACAGCCCGAACAATCAGAGTGGTTCATACCAAACATTGATGATGATGAACCCGATGAAGAACCCGAACGCAAAGCTGGCAGACCTCGAGGCTCAAAGAACGGCAGCGGCAAGGCGAAACCCGCCGAGGGCAAGCAAACAATCGGTGTTGCCAAAAAGGGAGACAACGCGAAAGTCCTAAAACACAACATGGCAATCACCGAGTGGGGCGCGGTGGATATGTTCAGCAAGCATGATGTGAAAGCAAGGGTCAAACGGTATTTCAGTTTGTGTGTCGCACAAGATATGTCCCCTACTCTGCCGGGGCTTGCCTTGGCGTTTGGTGTCAGCCGCTTTGTGTTCCAGCGTTGGGTCAACGGTGCTGATGTTTCGCCCGATGTGGCAACCGAGTTGTATCATGCCGTGTGCGTCATTGATGCTGATTCAGCGCAGAAGATGGTAAAAGGCATGGTTCACCCGAAGTCCGGCGAGTTCCTTATGAAGAATACGCTTGGCTATCGTGATGAAACCACGGTGGTTCAAGAACACGTTGAGCGAAAGCCGAGCGTTGAAGCTATCAAAGAGAAGTATGCGAAGCTGCTGGGGGAGTGAGCGGATGCAGAGTGTAGCTTACAACATGAATTGTGTTGATGGCATGGCGCAGCTACCCGCAGAAAGCGTTGATTTGACTGTCACTTCTCCACCCTATGACAATATCCGCGACTACAACGGCTATTCTTTCGATTGGCACAAGACGATTGAGCAGTTGTACCGTGTAACAAAGCCGGGTGGTGTTGTTGTATGGATTGTCAGCGATCAGACCGTGAACGGGAGCGAAAGCGGAACATCGTTCAAGCAAGCCTTGTTCGCTATGGAGTGCGGTTTCAATCTCCACGATACGATGATTTGGGAGAAAGAGAGCTGTGCTTTCCCCGAAGCAACGCGCTACTATCCCGTGTTTGAATATATGTTTGTGTTTAGCAAGGGAAAGCCTAAGACATTCCACCCGATTGAGGACAGGCAGAACAAATGGGCGGGTACAAATGTCCACGGCACATTCCGCGGATCTGACGGCAAACTCAAACGCCGTTCAAGCACATGGAAAGAAACCGTTTGCAAAGACACAGGTTGCCGATTCAATGTGTGGCAAGTCAACACAGAAAAGAACAATGACACAGGACACCCAGCTGTATTCCCCATCTCTTTGCCAATAGACCACATTCGCAGTTGGAGCAACGAGGGTGACACCGTTCTTGACCCGTTCTTGGGTAGCGGAACAACAAGGATTGCCGCCTATGACTTGAACAGAAACTTTATTGGCTACGAAATCAGCAAAGAGTATTTCGATGCAGAAGAAGAACGCTTTGCCCGACATTCCGCGCAACTCAACTTGTTTCTGACAGAAAGCGAGTGATGCCTATGCCAAACGAAAACGGCGCAGAAGAAATCATTTCCCTTGTTGGTTCTCTCGCAGAAGTGCTTGGCGTTTTCTATACCCAACTCACCCAACATGGCTTGAACGATCTGCAAGCGTTGGCGCTGACGAACCAACTGCTGAATCTTTTGGTTGACTTTTTCTTGGACGAGGGTTGCTATTGGGCTGACGATCAGAACGATGATGAAGAAAGCGAGGATTGAATATGCCGACAGAAAGCAACACAGAACCGCCCGTGTTTTACCTTGACGGGAAACCGTTTGGCAGAGTGCTTGCAGAAGAATTGAAAGTCGCAGAAGATGTTGCCCCTCTTGACGGTTGCGTTTGGAACGATGAACCGGCAATGACGCTGACAATGCACTTGTACCGATTGAGCAGAAAGCGGCTTGTCAAAATCCTTATGTCGCGTGGTATAGGCAGAAACAAGGCAAACGCCATAGCGCGGACTTGGGGCGGCAACTACGCAAAACACCATATCATGTATGTTTTTACAGGCAGAATCATATAACCAATGGGCTGACGATCAAACAGAAGATGAAACAGAAAGCGAGGAAGAATGAATGGCGGTTTACAAAGATGTTGAGGAATTGCTGCTTACTTTACCGGCAACCCCATTGAGTTTTGCAGAACGCGACAATTGGTTTTATGAGCGTGGATTTCTAGACTTCCGTGATAAGCTGGCAGCACTTCCAAACGCAGAAATTGAGCAAAAGCACAGCATAAGGTTCGCAGATAAAGACCATGTTTGGATAGACGGCAAGCAGTACATTTCTTTGCGGCGGTTTGGTGAAGCAATCCATGAAGCGTACACAGAAAGAAAGAAAAGCGAGGAAGAAGAATGAGCGCATGGATAAGCGTAAAAGATAAGTTGCCACGCAAACGGCAAGTTGTTCTTGTGTCTGATGGCAAAAGCGTTTCATGCGGTATGTTTCGCGGCATAGACTTTGGCTCAAATGAAAATTGGATTTGGCGCGGCAACAGGGATAAAATCGTAACCCATTGGCAAGAACTGCCAGAACCGCCAGAAGAATAACGCAGAAAGCCGTCCTTGATGGGGCGGTTTTCTTTTTTGTTGGTGAAATAGGTGTTGACATATAGGCTACCATATGGTAACATTGGCACATGAGTTGAAAGGAGAGCAGAACATGATTACAGAAACGCCCCAAAGCCGCTATGAGGCAAGAAACATTGTGCGGTTTACCCTAAAGGTCAACAAAAACACCGATGCCGACATTTTGGCGAAGCTGGAATCGGTCGAGAACAAGCAAGGGTATCTAAAGGCGCTTATCCGTGCTGACCTTGCCAAAGAAGCGCGGCGGGAGCGCAGAAAGCAGTTGACAAAGGTCACAGAAAGCGTATAATCCGACTATGAGCGCAGAAAGAACGTGTG